TTTTTTCTTTTTGAGAAGTCGGTATAACACCATATGCATTGATCATGGTCGAGTATACTCCCATAGGGAGTGATTCGTTTTTCCATGGTAATTATACCTATGCATAAACCGGTTGATTTTTATCGTTGAGAATTACTACTTTACCCCAAGTACTTTGAACAATGAAAATATGTTTATCTTCATCTAATATAGCAAAGAAGATATCAAATTTCTTTTTACCTTGTTCTGTATGTGGGTTATTATCTTCCCAAACATGATCAATAAGGTGTACTTGTTTTCCTGTAAATTTACCGGCTTTATTTAATTGTTCAATAGCTTGCTCATTTAAATCAATAGTTAATGTATAATATTCATTGCATTCATGTATATCTTCGCACCATTTGCTTGGAATAACAAATACATTACCTCTATCATCAGGAATAGCGAAATAGTATATAAATTTACGTCTAGGTTCTATACTATGTCTATCTACCCATTTATGTATAATTGGATAATAACTATGTTTCTTATATGATGCAAGATTTTTTAGTTTATCTTTTCCGTAGGCATTAATCATTACTTCTTTCATATATATCTCCTTCAACTAAATTATTGTCATTGACATTCTTATTCATATATTGTATTATATAACAGACTAATAAATTTTGCAAGTACTATCTACAAACTTTTTTTTTAGAGGGCATTTATGACAATAAAACCAAGGAAATTAGTAAGATCAACAAGAGATTATAGAGAACATTTAACTAATATTCTTGCTTTTAAAGAGTTAAAAGCAAGTGGTATGTCTGATAGAGAGATAGCAAAAAGGTTAGAAGTTGGCTTTTCTACCCTACAGAAATATAAAGATACACTTGCTGAATTAAACTTAGAATCCTTATCTCCAGAGTACTTATTAGAGAAAAGACTAGAAGTGGATACACAAATAGAATCCCTTTTATATAGACTTAATAATATAATGAGTACAATAGAAGACGAGCATAAGGAAGTAGCCGAAGAGATAAAAAAAGCTATACAAGATGTGAGTGAAGATGACTCTAAGTATAGAGATAAAGTAATTAAACTGAAACGAATGGCTAAATATCCTTCTAAAGATATCGCAGAGATAGCTAGATTAGCATTAGATACTATCAAAGCAAGAATATTAATTTGGGGGGAAAGGGATGCATCAGAAGGTGGCAATACCGCAGGACCAAAGAAAATAGTTGTGAATGTTGAAGCACCTAAAGAAGATATAGAAAAGCTCAACAACTTAGCAGATGTTATAACACAACGACAAGGATAAATGAATGGGATGCAACTGTGGTAAAGCGAATGAAAGAGTATATTATTTAATATGTCCTTCTTGTGGTTCGATTAAACCCAAGAAAGGAAAAAAAGAAAAGTTAATGAAAACTGAAAAATGCTTTAATTGTGACCATCATCCTATAACTGTTAGGAGAAAATTAAATGGACGAATTAGTAACCCAAGAAGACCAATCCAAAAGTAGTAATTCAATTGAACTAACTCAAAACGAATGGAAACAACTTTGTATATTAAGACCAGATGCGTTTGCTCATCATTACTTTGGTCACGTATTACGTTTAAAAAGTAATGATCTTCACTACTTACTGTATGAACTAATAGGTTCATTATCTGTTTTAGATAAATCAATACATATAGCTGTAGCAGCTCCTCGTGGTAATGCTAAAACAATGATATTATCTGTTATCCTTCCTATTTGGTGTGTTATATTACAACAAAAGAAATTTATATTTTTAGTTAGCTCTACTAGTAGGGTAGCTGAAAATAACCTAGAATCAATTAAATTTGAATTAGAGTCTAATGAAAAGTTAAGAGAAGACTTTCCAGAAGCATGTGGTGAAGGTCCAACGTGGCGTAAAGAAATGATTGAAACTAATAATGGTATAAGACTATCAGCATTAGGATCAGGAAAACAGCTTCGTGGACATTTACTTAAAGGTGGTATTAGGCCGGACCTTGTACTTTGTCATACAAAAGGAACACATATTACTACACCTAAAGGTGTAACTGATGTTTCTGATTTAAAAGTAAATGATATAGTATATAATCATAAGTGGGAAGAAGATAAAATATGTGCATGGAAACCACATAAATGGGAAGGTGATTACTATAAATTTAAACTATGGGGTCATCCAGAAGAAGTAGAAGCTACAGCAGGGCATAAGTTTCTTGCAAGAAAAAAGTTAAAGCAAATGAAGTATACACGTACAAATGAAAGAATGTGGTCAAATAATGATAGAAATAAATATATAGCACAAATCCAATACAATAAAAGTGATAACATTAATATTAGAGAACTGCAAAAAGGTGATGTAATTGGATACCCTATAAATAATAAAGTTTTATCCTTATCTGAAATAGCACAAAAAGAAAAATGGGAAATATACTATCCAGGTAATATTAAACAAAGAGATGAAAAAGGAAAAATTTTGATAAGTAGTGGTGGTAGTTATCGTCCTGTAGATATTAATACTACTGAAAAATGGTTAAATACTAAAGAATTTTGGTTTTTATTCGGTCTTTACCTTGCTGATGGAACAGCGGGTAAAAATAAAGTTACAATTTATTGTAATACACTAGAAGAAAAACATATTCAAAAAACAGTTAAATATGCTAATAAGTTAGGAATGAAATGTTATAAAGGAAATTATTCACAAGGATGTACAAATATCAGTATAAATAATACTTTATTCGCATCCATATGCTCTAAATATAAACAAAATAAGAATTCATGGAAAGTACCGTCTAGAAATATAGAATTTTTAAATCCTGAATTACAAAAAGAATTAATAAAGGGATATATCGCAGGAGATGGTTATATAAGTGAAGAGCAGGGGATAAAAATAACTTCAGTATGTCTTCCATTATTTGAATTTATGCAAAGAATACTATTACGTCAAAATATTATTGCTAGTATAAGATTTATGCGTAAAGCTGGAACAAGTATAATAAGAGGACGTACTATTAATACACAAGATAAATATGACTTATACTTTAGATATAATGCTAGTAAATTAGGATATCCTCAATGTGAGCTTAAAGGAAGATATCAAACAAAAACAACAAGAAGTTTTATTGAGGATGGACACGTTTGGAGAAAAATAAGAGACATTAATTCAGCCTTTAAAAAAGATACTGTTTATCCATTCACTGTACAAAATGAACATACCTATATAAATCAAGTATTTACATCTAAAAATTGTGATGATTTAGATAGCGAGATGACAACTCATACACCAGAACAGAGAGAGAAACACGAAGATTGGTTTACTAAAGATTTAATGGGTATGAAGGGTGCAGGACAGAAGATGGATGTTTTAAATGTTGGGACTGTAATACATGAAAAGGCATTACTATCTAAACTATTAAATCCTAAATTATATCCAGGGTGGAAAAAGCATAGATATAAGGCAGTTATGTCGTTTTCTAGTTGTCCTCTATGGGTAGATTGGGAGAATATATATAAAGATTATAATAGAGAAGATCCAGATAGTGAAGCAAGAGCATTCTTTTTAGAACATGAAGAAGAAATGACAGAAGGAACAGAGGTATTATGGCCTGAAGGAGAATCGTATTATGATTTAATGGAATGGAAGTTAAAACAAGGACCAAGAGCTTTCTTTTGTTTTACTCCTGAAACTAAAATAGTAATGGAAGATGGTTATCATAAGCAAATACAAGATGTAGTTATTGGAGATAAAGTAGTAACAAATGACGGAACTATACAAAATGTATCTTATGTTAATACCAGAGAAACAGATTCAGATATATATAAAATAAAAATAGCAGGTACTTCAGATTTAGTATATCCAACTGAGGAACATCCATTCTTAGTATGGCCTAAAGTAACATATAAAGGCTATAGTTTAAATCATGAACATATAAGTAGAATACTTTCTGGAATAAATACAGATAGACGAAAAGATGAAGTTAAAAAAAGAATTATAAATAATGAATTAATATGGAAATATACCAAAGATTTAAAAGTAGGTGATGCAGTTATTTCTTCTATTCCAAAAATAGAAATTAAAGAACATAGATGTGATAAAGACTGGTGGTGGTTAGTTGGATATTATTTAGCAGAGGGATATATTAATAAGAATACAATTGTATTTACTGCTAACTCTGATGAATTATTATACTTAGAAGAAGCTAGTCTTATATGTAAAAAGTATGGATATGGAAATAAACATACTATTAAAATAGGTGATAGTAATAGTGATAAAGTAGCTAAATTAACTTTAACATCTAGGGAACTAGTAGAAGAATTAAAATTATTTGGTAAATATAGTCATGGTAAGTATTTACCTAAACATATAGATTATATATGTAAAAATTGTTTTACTTCTTTATGGGAAGGATATATTAGTGGTGATGGTTATAATATAAGAAGTTATACAGGGGTTAATAGTGCAAGTGAGAAGTTATTATTAGGTTTTCAAAAGAATTGGTTAAAATTTGGAAGTATAAGTTATATGTATCAAATGAGAAAAGGCAATAGTAAAGGGCAGATTAGAGGGAGAGAGTTTAATCAAGGTCCATTATGGAGTTTGCAAAAAGTAGAAGGTAAACGAGCACAGCAAGTATGGATTCACGATAGTTATTTATATAGTAGGATTCAACGAATAGAAAAGTTATCAACTATTAAACCTAATATAGTTCATGGAATTACAGTAGATGTTAATCATACCTATTGTGTTCCTTCTGCCATTGTCAGAAATTCTGAGAAGCAAAATCAACCATTAGATCCTAGTTTAAAGTTATTTGATACTGCAAAACTTAGATACTTTGAAGAAGAAGATTATATAAACAATCCAAATATAGAATTTTACGGTTCACTAGACCCTGCAAGTGGAGAAGCAAAGCGTAGGGGAGATAGAGCCGCAATAATAACAATTGCAAAAGATAGAAAAACTGGTATAATGTATGTAGTTGATACAAATATAAAACATATGCAAGTTAGTGAGTATATTGATTATATTAAACAAATGCATAAAAGGTATAATTATAAGAAGTTTGGTGTAGATTCTGATGCATTAAAACTATTAAAAGATTATTTAAATACACATATACCTAGTTTAAATATTGTATTATATGATTTAAGATTAAAAAAGACATTACGTATTCAAAGATTAGAACCTGATGTAAGAAATGGACGTATTAGATTCAGAAAGACTCAATTACAATTAATAGAGGAATTAGAGATGTACCCTCAATCTGAGTATGATGATGGATTAGATGCATTAGAGATAGCGGTTAAAGTATCTGGTAGTAGAGGATACAGGTTACTTACATATTAATAAGGGGAGTAAAACAAATGGAAATAGCTACAAGGAGACATCCTTTATTCGCAGATAATATTGACTTATGGGAATTTTATCTTGAAAGTTTTAAAGGTGGTCATTCATATGTTGAGAAATATTTAAAAACACATAGATTAGAAGCAGAAGAAGATTTTTTAAATAGGAGACAAAGAGGTTATTATCTTAATTATTGTGCTCCTATTTGTTCTATACCAGCAGACTTTATATTTAAGAAAGAAGCAACTCGACCTGCTGATGAAAATCTTTCAGCATTTAGGAATAATGTAGATGGTAGAGGAAATAATATTCATGAGTTTATGCGTAAGGTATGTATTTTAAGTAATATATATGGACATATACACATATTAATGGACACACCTAAACTAAATGATGGATTAAAAAATAAGGCAGAAAAAGGTAAATTAACTAAACGTGATACTAAAGGTATACTTCCTTATTTAATTATAGTACATCCACAAGCTTTATTAGATTGGTCTTTAAACCCTGATACAAGGGAATTAGAGTGGGTACTAATTAAAGAAGAAGTTTATGAAGATATAGATTTTACAAAAGATAGAGAGGAACAAACACAGTATAAAGTATGGACTAAAGAAGAATGGATAATATTTGATGATAAAGGTCAAGAAGCAGAAAGAGGTGCTCATAACTTAGGTGTTGTACCTCTTGTTACTAATTATCATAAAGATATTGATCTAGATATGGTAGGAGAAGGAATGCTTAAGGATGTTGCAGAAGCTAATAGAGTAATTCTTAATTGGTCTTCTAATATTGATGAGATGATAGCACGACAAACATTCTCACAATTAATATGTCCTGATGATGGTGAGTTACTTACTGAGGAAATAGATGAAAATGGTAAATCAAAAGCATTAAGACGAGTAGGTGCTTCTTCTATTTTTACATTTCCTGCTGATGCATCTCATGCTCCTAAGTTTATTTCTCCTGATACACAACAAGTAGAGACAATATGGGATATGATATCTAATCATGTAAAAGAGATGTTTCGTATGAGTGGATTAATTTCAGCAAAGACATCGTTAATTCAATTACAACAGCGAACAGGTAAAGCACAAGAGTTTGAGTTTCTTGATATGGCTGTATTTTTTGCAGCTAAAGCAAAGAAACTAGAAATGACTGAAGATAGTATTAATCTTTTATATTATAGATGGACTAATGTAAGTAAAGATTTACCTGAACCTGTACATTATCCAGATAAGTTTGATATATCTACACCTACTGAAGTTGTAGATTTATTTACTAAGGTAATATTAAACAATATTTCACCTAGATTACATAAAGAGATGGCAAAGAGATTAGTATTCCAGGTATTACCACATGCAGAAGATGCTGTAATAGAACAAATAAATGATGAGATTGAATCTAATACCTATTTAGAAGATACATCTCCAGTTGAAGGTGGAAAAGAAGATGGTGAAAAACCTAGTAAAGAAGTACAACCAAAGAAAGATTTACAAAAAACAGAAGTAGTTCCAAATGCAAAAAATAAGGATAGAGTCAGTAAATGGAGAAACCCTAAAAAGGATAAAGGAACAAAAAGTAGGAAATAAAACAGAATGTAAACGATGTAAGACTTGTAATTAAATTAAATTTTTTACAAAAAGTACTTGCATTTAATATTTAAACATGTATAATAGAGTATTATAACAGTTAATCTTTTTGACATCTTGTAATACACAAGACCCAATGATTTGGGTAGAAGGAGTATATTATGGCAGAAACACCAACAGTCGAAACAGCAGAAAGAAGTGGCAACAAAGGTACAGAGAAGGATCTTGATGATCGAATTGAACAAGCAAGAAAAATGAAACAAGCAATGTCACAACATCGAACGGGAGCAGACTCAGGAGATGAACCAGTAGAAGCGGAAGCAAAAGTAGATAAAGGTAGTCCTACTTCTCCCTCTCCTACACAGCCAGAGAGAACAGATGCAGATAAGCTAACAGTAAACCGTGAATATATCCATGGATTACGAGAAGAAGCTAAAGAATCGAGAATAGAAAAAGATAATATTCGTAAGGAAATGGCTGATATGCAGAAAATCTTGAGTGAGTACTTCCACGTAGATAATCCTCAAGCATTAAAAGAAAAGCTAGAGGAGGAAAAGCGAGGTCGATCATTGGAAGAGGAAAGTAAGCTTTCAAAAGTAGATCTTGCTGTAAAACGAGCTAAAGAAGCTGAAAGACAGTTAGAAGAAGCAAAGATTCAATCTGAACAAGAAAGAAAAGCTCTAACTGAACAACGTGATAAGATTATCATACAAAATTCACTGATTCAAGCAGCAGTTGCTAACGATGTCGCCAATCCCAAGCAATTACTGAAATTACTGGAACACGAATTTTTCGTAGATCCAGATAGGTTGGTTCCTTTCTATAAGGCAGAAGATGGATCAATGTCTTTGGAAGAACGAGTAGAAGTATTCTTAAATGAGGACGAAAATTGGAATCTAGTAGCTTCTAAGATACAAGGTGGAAGCGGCACAAAAGGTTCTAAAAATACGATCTCAGGTAAAAGGGTGTTTACAAAGACAGAGCTTGCAGATATGCGCTCTAATCATCCTAACGAATACAAACGACTTCAACCAGAGATTATGGCTGCATATAGAGAGAACCGTGTACACGGTTAAATAACATAGGAGGTTATATACCATGGCAACAAGTTTAGGCACAACATTCATCGACAAAACTAATACAGTGGATGCTTTTATTCCTGAATTATGGTCTGATGAAATTCTAGACGCACTTGAGCACAGTCTTGTAATGGCTAAATTGGTTAATACCGATTTTAGTGAGATGGTTCGTGGAAAAGGCGATAAAATCAATATTCCTACGATTTCAAACTTATCAGCTAATACTAAGGTTGCTCGTAATGCAGTAACAGTACAAGCACCATCAACCGAAAGTGTAACAAGTATTGATATTGATCAACATAAGGAAGTAACTATCCTTATCGAGGATCTAGCAGAAATTCAAACTTCTATCAATCTACGTAGTATTTATACTAAACGTGCAGGTTATGCAATCGCAAAGGTAGTAGACACTAAGTTAATTACAGAGGGTGATGCTTTTACCGCTGTAACATCTACCTCCGCTACAGGAAATACCTCATTTCTGGATGAGGATGATATCCTAATGGCTAAGACAGTTCCGGATGAAAATGACTGCCCTAATGAGGATCGTCATCTAGTCGTTGCACCATCACAGTACAACGAATTACTACAAATCCAGCGTTTCACTGAGTATCAAATGCAGGGTGGACCTGCTGTAGGTGTTATTCCTAAAGGAGCACTAGGTACTATCCATGGCTTTACAGTATGGATGACTCAGAATCTAGCTGCAACAGGAACCGGCACTGGCGATACTTGCCCAACATTAGCATTCCATCGTGATGCTCTTGCTCTATGTATTCAGCTTACACCTCGTGTACAAGCTTCTTACATTCAAGAATATCTAGGTTATCTAGTTACTATAGATATTATCTATGGTGCCACTGAGCTTCGCT